GCTACCTTCTGGGGGACACCCGTAGCCTTGGCGACCTTTGGGGACGCGGCTGCGGCGAACATTAGTTTGGCTTGCTGCTTAGATTTAAAAGGCAATTTTAGTCTCCTGTTGGGCAGTTAAAGAAGTCGTTAATCTTCTTCGTCTTCTTCCATGCTTTCCCAAGCGTCGCAGACGTTTTCCTTGGAGCATTTGAACTCGTAAACGTCGCAGAAAACTTCGTCCTTGCCGAGTCCACAGCCCTTTAACTTCATGCCGTACTCGCAGTTCCCGCACTTTTCTTCGCCCTCGCTAGGGCCGTATCTGGCGGTCAGGATGGCTTTTTGCTTGTTGCCCTTGTTGATGGTCTCGTCCTGCGTCGCAAGCGGACACTCGCCGCTTTCGTCTAGCAGACCGCCTTCCATCTTCTTTGAGCCGCCCGGTTTCCCTAGCAGCCCAATCATTATTGTCGGCCCCTTCATTTCTTGGGAGCGTACTTACCCGGCTTTGCGGGCTTCATTGGCTTCTTGGCGGGCTTCATTGGCTTTTTTCCGTACATGGTTATCACCTTATAAGAAAACCCCCCCAGCTTTTGACTGAGGGGGTTTGAGGGCTTGAAGGAGTAGGCTGAGGAGGAGGCGCACTACTCCACCGATGATTCTACTCCTTTTTGTTGACTTTTTGCAACATATCCCCAGATATTTTTTCGCCCTTTTTCTGCGGTTAGTTGCACCCGTTCTATCTGCCCAGACTTGAGAAGGCTTGCAAGGGAGCCGGAGCAAATACCTGGCTTCATGTCCAACGCCGTCTTGATTGCGTTCAGGGTTGCTGGCTCCTCCGAGTTGAAGATTACCTCGTAGATTCTAGTCGTGTTTTTCATTGGCTTTCCTAATTGGGCAGTTTCGCCCTTGATTACAGTTATGTCCAAAACGGTCACAACAAGTCGGTTTTCTTGTGACATAGGCTACGATTGCGAGGGCGATGGCTGCGTAGAGAACCAACGCTTCGATTGACAGTCCATGCATTTCCATTGTTTGTTCCCCTTCTTGATTATATAACTTCCGTTTTCCTTATTCCTATCCCGTTGGCATGAGAAGCAAAACTTAGTCTTCAGCACGTTGTCCATCTTTAGGTTCATCTCTACGAACCCTATAAAAGGTTCGCGCACCGACTCTGACTTCTTCAACTTTGCCCTCCAGTAGTAACGAGACGCATACGCTGTATGCCTTGCTTTTGCTGACCGAGAATCTCTCTGCCAGATGGGTTGGGTGAACTGGCTTCGCGCTCGCCAGAATGTAATCTTCGATTTTCATCTTCTACCAGCTTTCTGTATCTTTTCATGGACTCTCTCAAGTCTGTTTTGTCTGCGGGAATGTAGGTAAACCTACTCATCTATCCCTCGCGCCCACTTGTAGATTTCGTGTGCCGAGTTCTCAATCTCCTGACATAGCGTCGTGATGGTGTCTCTGTCGGGAGCATACGAGTTAGCCATCTCATGCTGGAGGCGATTGCCCAGACTAATAATCTTAACTGCGTGTTCACTCTCATACATGATTCTTCCTTTTCAGTCGTTTGTTAATCTCAGCCGCTAGTTCCTCTACGTCGCTGTAAACATCCGAACCCCAGAGATTACAAGACTCCGCAATCGACTTGAGTTCTAGGATGTCTAACTCCTGCCACGGTCTCTGGGGCGACAGGTCTAAGACCCGTCTTTTGCTACACAGGTACTCTAAATGTTCCACCGTCATGTGTTCTTCTCCTTCAATAAATTTTCTAACTCAATTAGTTTTTCTGGATAAATCCAATGGGCATATTCCTCAAATTCCTCATCCGTCAGCCCAACCCATTCAGGCTGCGCTAGTCGGTCACGCAGGGCTTTTGCCACATACGCTTGATTGTCAAACCCGCCAATTGGAGATGGTTGCTCCAACGCATCCAACGCCATCTGCATTAGTTCACGGTCTGTCATTACTCTCCCCTCGCTCTAATTATTTTTATAGAAAGTTTATAAGCAGCGGCGTGTCCAATTTTTATTAGTTTTAATTTCCAGTCCCACCATTTTGGTTTATAAGATTCAATTGTGCTTGCTAATTCTTCAATACATTTTATGCACGCCTCACGCTCTGCTATTGACGCATCAAGTTCACGGTCAGTCATAACATCACCAGTACCGTGTAGCCTGTAACGCAACACGCTACAAAGGCTAAGGTGTCAAGCAGCCAGTTCTGCTTTTCTTCTGTCCTTGGCAACCGTGATAGCTGCGATAAACCCCGCATCTGATTGAGACGCGCTGTACGCTGCTTTCCAATTTGATTGTAAATCTGCGACATTTTTACTCTCCTCGATTAATTTGACGAATTCTGCTGGCTCAGGTTTTGAGCCATCTTCCGGTAAGTCCTCACCTGCGTAGATGTATAAGCCTAGACCATGCATTGCAATCCCCTTTGCTAGGCAACGCATAATTGCCGTGTTGACCTGAAAAGCGTCTGGGTTAGGGATGGCTTTGTTCTTGTGGTCAAGGACGGGCAGTTGGCAGGTCAGGGTCTTGCCGAACATGGTTACGTCTACGAACACCATCTTGGTGTCGCCGATGCTAACGTACGGTTTATCGTACGATTCACCGAACATCTTGACAGTCCACTCTGCTTGCGGGTCTGCCTTGATTGCCTCTTGCCAAGCCCATGCCCACGACAGATATGTAAGGTTGCCCTTCTTCTCCGTGTGGTCGTTGACGTTAATCTTTAGTAAATCTACTGAGTTCATCCGTATCTCCTCATAATATCTTCGTGTTCCTTCAAAGCCTCTAGTAAGTATTTTACTGCAATTCTTACATAGTCCTCGTCACCGCTAGAGTCCCGTATGGTCTGAGCGCACCCAATCATCTTGCCGTGGTTTTGAGCCATTAGCCTTGCTCTCTCCCAGACCGAGTCCTCTTGTTCTTGCTGCTCCAGCTCTTGCTGGTGGGCTTGGGCATCAGTCATATTGGCTTGCCTCCCATGCGCGTTCTTCCCAATACGAATCTTCTTCCTCGTCCTCCTCGGACTCAAACTCTGGCGGTGTGTAGTACCAATCTTCGTCGTATTTCATGTGCCCTCCTCGGCGTGTATGGCGGGATGCCATGAACAGAATCTTACACCATTTTGAGGGGTTGTATAAGAAATCTACTAGGGACTAACCCTAATGTATGGTTATACAGTAGAATGTAAGAATGTCCCCGACACAAAAAAGCCTCAAGTACCTCCGCGACCAAGGATATTCGGTCTGGACAGTCGAGCATTGGAACAGCTTTGCCCGTATTCGCCAGGACTTGTTTGGTTGTATAGACCTTTTAGCCATTGGAAACGGGGACACCCTAGCCGTTCAGACCACCACGGCATCCAATATGTCGGCCAGAAAGCACAAAATCCTAGAAAACCAGTATTACCCAGAAATGGTGCGGAGCAACTGGAAGGTGCATTTACACGGCTGGGTAAAGGTTGGCAACCGTTGGGAAGTAAAAGTTGTTGAACTTAACTGAATCCGTGGTATCCTAGCGATGTCAGCGGTGTGGCAGCCGTTGGAAACAATAGGATTACAGGGATGCAAGCCCATATAAGTCTAGGGCGTGCGTGGTTTTGAAAGTGATTAGACCCCCTGTCGTCTTATTGTTTTCAACGCCGCTCATGCCAAGAGCCACGCTCTAGTCTTATGTGGGCTTTTTCTTTTGCTGACTGCGACCATGCTGGTCAGGGTAACGGACGGCGGCATGGGTCTAAGAGCAGACCGTGGGGAAGTTCCTGAAATACTGCACTAGGGCGGCGAAGCCAGCACCCTTGAGAACGATAAGGCTGGCGAGTCATGTGCGGCTCCGAAGGGCAAACATGTAAAGGACTCTTTCATCTTATGACAGGGATGGCTGAGTCTTGCTCACCAAAGGGCAAGTATCATATATATACTAGAGGAGATTATGTATAAGTGTAAGTACCTAGAAGATAAGGTTACATAACCGATTACAATACGCCACGAGGAGGTGGTAAACATGGATGACTTTGATAAGTTTTGGGCTGCTTACCCTAAGAAAGTAGCCAAGGCAGACGCTAGGAAGGCGTGGGCGCAGACAAAAGATATACGGCCCGAATTAACAAATTTGTTAACTGCCATAACCGCTAACTGCAAGACCGAGAGTTGGATGAAGTCTGGCGGGGCGTTTATTCCCTACCCAGCCACCTGGCTTCGCGGAGAGCGTTGGGAAGATGAACTAGAAGTTTCCCTGCCAAACGTAGTTAACGAGAAGCCTTGGCACGAAACCGCTACCGGCATAGAACTCAAGGGTAAGGAACTAGGTTTAGACCCTAGCCAGTTTGAGTCCTTCCCACACTTTAAGGTTGCGGTAATGAGAGCCGCGCTTAAGTCTGCGTGATTCTCTCCCCACACAACAGAGACGTAGCCAAGCAGATGGTGGATAACGCACCTGATGGCTATGTGCTAGAAGTCCGTCCTGCTAAACGCAGTTTGGATAGCAACAGGTACTATTGGGCGGTGTTGGGAGATATATCTGAGCAGATGGTTGTTGGTAAGGCTTACGAGCCAAGTATCTGGCACGTTTACTTTAAGCAATTATTTTTGCCTGACTTAATGCAAGAACTGCCGGACGGGAGTTTAAGCATAGTACCGCCAAGCTCTACGAAACTCACGCAAAAAGAATTTTCTGAGTATTTGGAAAAGGTGGTGAAATGGGCTTTGGAACATGATGTAAGGTTTAGTGATAACACAAGGGGGCTAGGTGACCAAAGATGAAAAAAACCATCTCTCTAAAGTTGCAGCCCTCGGATGCATGGTCTGCCGAAGAATTGGGTACGCTGATAGCCCGTCTGAAATTCATCATCTGCGGGCCGGTCAAGGCTGGGGCAGGTCTTCGCACTACCTTGCAATACCACTATGCCCAGAACACCACCGAGGTAAAACTGGAGTTCACGGACTCGGAACCAAAGGCTTTCCAAATCACTACGGATTTACCGAGCAGGAATTATTAGAGGATGTATACCGTCTTTTGGGCAAAACTTTACCGGTAGGGAATAAATGAAAGCAATTGCAATCGCAACAACTAAGGGGGCTTGCCTACCCGTCCTAGCGGCCTCCATAACCTTCTACGTCCCGCAGGATGTGACCGTGTTCCTAGCGGGTAGCAAGATTATTCTCCCCCGCCACAGGACGATAAACCTTCCCAACGACGCTGACAACTTTGGGGACGCTTACAACGCCGTGGTCAAGCGGGCGTTCGAGGAGTTCGACAAAGTTGTGGTCTGTAACGACGATATTGTGTTCAACCCGAGCACCTGGAAGCTGCTAGAAGAAGACGTTGCGTTTCTGCGAGACAAAAGCATCCCCCTCGGCTGGGTAGCCGCTAGGTCTGATTATGCCCGAGGTTTGCAGAACATTCGGCTTGGGCAGGGAAAAATGGAGTGGTTCAGGTACGAGACCGAGAACAGTCTTATAAAAGCAGACGTTATCGCGCCTATCTGTGGTTATATCCACAAAGACGCGTGGATAGATTTTAAGCCACTCAACTGGTATTCAGACGATTTACAATGCTACGAGCAAATGGAGGCAGGACTGTCCCATTGGATTAGTAGAAGTTACGTCCACCACGTCGGCTCTCAAACTTGTGGATTTAACGCGCAAGAACTTATACAATCTGCAAAGCCGATTATAAAACAGCATAGACCAGACTTATACAAAATATGGTTCAAAGGGAATGATTAGCGAAGACCGTCTTAAAAACTGGGGTTGGTGGTGTGCTTACGGGCCTCTTGGCCCAGAGGTTCGTACCCGCGCAGCGAGCGCAGAAGGTAACTACGAGTCCGAGGATGTCTTTGAGGGCGAGGAACCGAGAATAGAACCCGATATGCTGGACGGGCAGATGGTGGAGGACGCGGTTAGGGAATTACCTGATGTATCCCGCAGGGTTTTGAAGGCAAGGTACATCCAGTACCCGTATAACTTGAGCCACAATGTAGCCCAGAGATTGCGGATGAGTACGGATAAGTTAGAGGCAGAACTACACATAGCCAAGAGGAGGCTAAATGACCGATTACAAAGAAATAGTCCAGGGCACAGAGGAATGGCTACTAGCGAGGTTGGGGTTTGTAACAGCCAGCAGGGTTAGCGACGCTTTAGCGGGCAAGGATACCGAGACTAGGAAAAACTACCTTTGGCAACTTGTAGCAGAAAGACTGACCAAGACCCAACAGGCGGGTTTTGCGCCCAACGCGGCTATGCTTCGCGGAACCGAGCAGGAACCCATTGCTAGAGCCGCATACGAGGCTCACACGGGCGTTTTCGTAGACCAAGTAGGCTTCGTACCCCATCCGACAATACAATGGCTAGGAGCCTCTCCTGACGGTTATGTGGGGCAGGAAGGGCTCGTGGAAATAAAAAATCCAAATACGGCTACGCACCTGCAATACAGGAAGGCGGGCAAGGTTCCGGCAAAGTATAAGAACCAGATGATGCTTCAACTGGCCTGTACGGGCAGGAAGTGGTGCGACTTTGTAAGTTTTGACTCCCGACTGCCCGTGAGCAAGATGCTATTTATCGTGCGGTTCGAGCCAGAGCAAAAGGACATGGACGAGATGTTAGAAAAGGTACAGTTATTTCTAAAGGAAGTGGAGGCTGAGTGTGACGATTGACGACCTGGCGGTAGAAGCGGGATTGTTCTTGAAGGAGGGGGAGATATTGTTCAACTTCCACGAGGACTCTCGAACCCAGTTGCAGAGGTTTGCGGACATTGTGCGCGAGGAGGAGATGTTGCGGTGCGCGAGGATGGCAGAGGATTGGGGATTTAAGACCTTGGCACAGGAGATGCGGGGTTGAGCCAGCAGGTGATGATAGAAGCCCTGTATCAGGAGATTGTTGGGGCTGTGGAGAAGTTTGACGAGGCGCTACCTCTAGCCTCGGTGGTGGGGGTTTTAGAGGTGATTAAGTACCAATTACTAATGAACACGGAGGACGAAGAATGAAAGACGGACTTATATCTGCACACTTCTACGCGCAGGACGCGGCGTGGTTCTTACTATTTATGCTTGGCGTTATTATCTTCGCGGGGTGGACAGAGTGGCGGCGTGGTTAATAGCCGGAATCGGTGTTGTATACCTTGTGGTAGCGGTGCAGTTGCTACTAGAGGGTAAGGTGGGTCTGGGCGTAGCCTTCTTGGGTTACAGCCTTGGCAATGTTGGTCTTTATATAGCAGCCAAATAGGAGAAGTTATGGAATACGACAATAGTAATTCTGGAGTTTTGTTTAAGAACGAGTCGGACAACGAGAAGGCTCCTGCCTACAAGGGTAAGTTAAACGTAGACGGGACTGAGTACAACCTAGCCGCATGGATTAAAACAGGCAAGTCTGGGCAGAAGTTTATGAGTCTGAAGGTTGAACTACCCAAGCCCAAGGCAGAGCCGAAGCAACAAGCCTTAGAGGACGACATTCCATTCTAAGCCAGCAACAACTGAAAGCCCTGTTTGATTACAGGCGTGGAAGACTTGTGTGGAAGCCTCGACCCATTGAGGCTTTCGCCAAGTATTCTGCTTACGTCATGTGGAACCGTAGGTACGCGAATAGGGTTGCCGGTCACATAACCCCTCGCGGTTATCGAAAAATCGCTATATTTAAGAAGCCTTACTTTGCCCACAGGATTGTCTGGGCGTACCACCACGGGTACTGGCCGGAGCAGGTTGACCACATAAACTGCAAGTTCGCGGACAATAGACTAAGCAATCTCAGGGTTGCCACGCAGATGGAGAACAGGTGG